GGAGGCGAGGGTTACGGGGGCGAGGGCTTCGGCGGCGAAGGCTCCGGATATGGCGGCGGCATAGGAGCCGGCGAGGGCTACGGCGCCGGATACGGAGACGGCAGCGACGGCGGCTCCGGATATGGGGCAGGCGGGGGATACGGCGGGGAAGGCTCCGGATATGGCGGTGATGGGGGAACTGGCGGTTATGGCGGGGGTGACGGGGGGTCAGGCGGCTACGGCGGCTATGGAGGAGATGGCGGCGGGTTAGGGACCGGCGGCGATGCCGGAGGCTATGGCGGTGATGCCGGAGGCGGCAAAGGCGGTGGAGGCGAAGGCTTCGGAGGTATGGGCTCCGAGGGCGGTAAAGGCGGCGGCTATGATGGCGGCCTGGGCGGCGGCCTGGGCGGTGACACCGGAGCACTCGGTGGCGACCTGGGCGGCAAGGGCGGCTACGGTGAAACCAGCGGCTTGGGCGGCAAGGGTGGCACCACCGGCTATGAAGGTGGCAAAGGCGGCTACGGCGAAAGCGGCGGATTAGGCGGAAAGGGCGGCTACGGCGAAAGCGGCGGATTAGGCGGAAAGGGCGGCTATTTCGGCGATCCCGGCAGCCCGGAAGCGCCCGGCTACTACGGCACCCCAGGCTGGGAAGGACCATCCACCGCCGACGAGTACAGCGGCATCCTGGGCGGACCGAGCGAGCAAACCGACCCGGTCACCGGCATGCCGACCACCCAATCGTTCCTGTCGCCGGAGGTGCAGAGCATTCTGGGGCCAACGCCCGACATTGATGAAATCACCGGGTTGCCAACTACCCAGACTTTCAACGTCGACCCGGTCACCGGTTTCCCGACCACGCTGGCCTTTGATCCATACGATCCTGTTACCACGAGCTTCCGCGAGGCTGAGAACCGCTCGATCGAGGCGTTGCGGGACTATGCGCCTTCGCTGCTTGATCCACAGGGCAGAGCAGATCCAAACACGCTTTCACCTACGGACATCCTTGGTGGCATTGGCACCCTGGGTGCGAGGGGTGTGGGCGCACTGGCGGCCACCGAGGCCGGCCGGGCCGCACTTGGCTGGTTGGGCGGGCTGGGCATTACCAGCGGCATTTTTGGTGGTCTGTTTGGCGCACCGGGAAGGGGCACGCCGGAAAGCCCAGCGCCGATTGATGTAGAGATAGTGTCGACGCCGCCCAAGGATCCATTCGATCCTCCGGAATATGATGTTCCGTGGATGGATGTGCCGCCGCCACCACCACCGACACCCACTCCAGAGGTTCAGCAGGAACCGCCTACTCAAGTAACCCAGGAGGCCCCTACCCAGGTTACCCAGGAAGCGCCAGCCACCATTGCGCAGCAAGCTCCTGCTGTGGCGCAAGTGGCGCAGGAGGCGCCAACGGCTGTTACACAAGAAGCCCCGACTACCGTTGCTCAACAAGCGCCGGCAGCCGTAGCGCAACAGGCACCTTCCACTATTTCAACGCCAGAAGCGCCAGCCACCGTTGCACAGCAGGCGGCGGCCGTTGCCCAGCAGGCGCCGGCCGAGATTGCGCAGGCGGCCGCACAGGTTGCGGCGGTAGCGCAGACCTCGCCCGAAACCGCGGTAGCCGCGATTGCCAATCTGGCGCAGACCGCACCAGCGACTGCGGTGGCGGTCATTGCGGCCGTTGCGCAGGACAACCCGGAGGTGGCGGCGGCTGCCATCACGGCGGTGGCCCAGACCAATCCGGCGGTGGCGGCCGCGGCAGTCAATGCGGCTGCACAAACGGCGGCACCGGCTACGACGACGGCGCCTGCGACCACCGGGCTTCTGGGCACACTGACTGCACCGAGTACGCCGGCAACTGCGGAACCGGCTGGATTGCTGTCCAGCCTGCCCGGCGGCTTTCCGACCGGATCACGTTCCACCGGCTTGGAAGGATTGGAGGGGGAAGCCCCAACCAGTCCGCCAACCATTCGCGATTTCATTCGGCAGCAGCAGCAAGTTACTCCGATCCCAATGATTGGCGGTGCTGCTAATCGTGGTGCGCAACGGTCCTGGGAAAATATGAGCCCGGTGCTGCGGGACCGACTGACGCGCATGGCCAATGCCATGCCGCAGCATCTGCGCAATGACTTTGGGATTACCTCCGGTTGGCGCGATATTGAGGTGCAACGTCAACTTTGGGAGCGGTCTGGCCGTAACTCGCGCATGGTGGCGCGGCCTAGTCCGAATGCGCCACATGTTCGCGGCGATGCCGCTGATCTTGGCAGTCTTAGCCAGCAAGGTCTACGCAGTTTTGCCAATACTGAGCTTGGCAGATGGGTTCATGCCAATGCCGCTAGGTTTGGTCTGGCTTTTCCGATGGCGCACGAACCCTGGCATATTCAGGCGACCGGCACGCCCACGATTGGCGTTGCAACAGCGCGCGGTGCTCGCGGCCGCGCAACGGCGCGCAGCACAGCGCAGGCGCGCACGGTGCCATTGCCGCCCTCGCGGCCAGCAATACCGCTACCCGGCACCGTGCAACAGGCCGGCAGGGAACTGGAGCATCAAGAGGCGCCACCCGGGCGGGCTGCTTTCGTCGGTCCAGGAACAACAACCCCCTCGATCTCGCCGGGTCTCTCCTCGCTGCTGACCGGCCTGCCGGATGAACGCGAAATTGCCCGCACGATCGGAGAACTCGCGGAGCGCGATCCGGAAACCGCCCGCGAAGTGGCAAGGGTTGTCGGCAACCTGGCGGATCTGGATCCGGAAGCCGCTAGAGAGGTGGTGCGCGCGGTCGGCGATCTGGCCGAGCGCGATCCGGAGGCGGCCAGAGAGGTCGCGCGCACCATCGGTGATCTCGCCGAGCGCGATCCGGACATGGCGCGGGAGATTGTTGCTCCAAAAGCGCAGGCGCAGGCGCGTACCGCACCGGCGCCAACCAGGCAGGATCTCGACAGAACCGCAAAATCTGCCGAGCGAGCGGCCATCAGCCAGTTGCCGGGAATGGCGCGCGACCGATCGGACGTCGTTGAGGCAATGAGGGGCATTGCAAGATCAATGGCGGAAGCTGCCGAGCGGGCAGCGCGCGCCAATCCCGATGCCAAGGATGTCCGACAGAATGCCGAGCGCGCTGCACGAGAGGCCGGTCGAAAAGCGCTCGATGCCATTCCTGGAATAGCGCCCTATGAGCAGATGCTGAATACCGCTAAGGCGCTCGCAGAGGCCGCCAAGGAAACCGCCAAGACGGCCGTGCAGAATACAATCAACGCCATCAAGACCGCTGCAAAAGAGGTCAAGGGCGAGATCACCCGCACCGTCGGCGACCTCGCCGAGCGCGATCCCGAAACCGCCAGAGAGGTCGCACGAGTAGTTGGCAATCTGGCCGATCGCGATCCCGACGCAGCCAAGGAGGTGGCCCGCAACATCGCCGATCTGCACGATCGCGATCCGGAACTGGCCAAAGCAGTGACGCGGGTAGTCGGAGATATGTTCGATCGCAATCCGGAGGCGGCTAAGGAGGTCACCCGCACCGTTGGCAATCTGGCCGAGCGCGACCCGGAGGCGGCGCGCGCGATGATCTCGCCGATCACCGTCCAGCAGGCACGCATGGCCATCCTGAGCCCGCAACCATGGACCACCCCGGAGCCAGAGGAATTCGTCGGTCCGCTCCAGCGCGAGGCACAACTGCCCGGTCGCGATATCGAGCTGGTGACGCCACTCTACGATCGCGATCCAACCGGCAAGACTGACCGAGGGATTATCCAAGGCGTTTCGACGCCGGCGCAACAGGTGGCCTCCCGCTTCGGCGTCATGCAGGACCCGGCCATCGATTTCGATTTTCAGAGCTTCCTGGGCATTCCCGGCGCGCGCGAGGTGGCGCGTGGCCCGGCCGTCACCACCTACGACGACCCGAATTTCGATATCGCGCGCGGACCCGCGGTGCGCACTGCCCCGGCCGCGCTCGGCCCCGGCACTCCAACGGCCGTCTCGACCCCCAGCCCTGCCGCGCCAGGAGTGCCGGGAACTCCTCCAGCCGCCCCGAGCGGCCTGGGCGCCATTGCCGCAGCGCTCGAGGCCGGCGGAAATCAGCGGATCACCATCGGACAGGCAATGCAGCAGCAGCCGACGCAGCAGGCTGCCCAAAGCGCGCGGGAATTGCAGGACCTGTCCGCGATCCTGGGAATACCGGCAATGCTGCTCGCCAGCATGACGCCCAATGCGCTCAAGGCGCTGATTCTCAAGACGCTGCGCGACAACAACGTGTCGATGGCGGCCTGATGGGGGAACAACAGGGTGTTCACACCCGTCTGAGATCTTAATGGAAAAAGTCCAGATCGGCACCGCGCGGGTATTCACCCCGCTGCTCGCCGACGCCCGCTACAAAGGCGCCTACGGTGGGCGGGGAAGCGGTAAATCGCATTTCTTCGGCGAGCTGCTGGTCGAGGAGTGCATGCGCATTCCCGGCACCCGCGCCGTCTGCATCCGCGAGTACCAGAAAAGCCTCGCACAGTCGTCCAAGCATCTGGTCGAGCAGAAAATCCAGACGCTGGGCTTCGGCACCGAGTTCATCGTCACCAAGGACGCCATCACCGCCCCGGGCGACGGGCTGATCCTGTTCCAGGGCATGCAGGACCACACCGCCGAGAGCATAAAATCGCTGGAAGGCTGCCGGATCGCCTGGGTGGAGGAGGCGCAGACCCTGTCAGCTCGCTCGCTCGCGCTGCTGCGCCCCACCATCCGCAACACCGGCTCGCAAATCTGGTTCTCCTGGAACCCGCGCCGCAAAAGCGATGCGGTCGACGAGTTCCTGCGGGTCGACCGCCCGTCCAACGCCATCGTCGTGCAAGCCAACTGGCGCGACAATCCGTGGTGGAATGCGGTGCTCGAGGAGGAGCGCCGGCTTGACCTGGAGCGCTACCCTGATCGTTATGATCACATCTGGGAGGGGGGCTATGCGCAGGCGTTCGAGGGCGCCTACTACTCCAAGCACCTCCAGCAGGCCAAGCAGGAAGGCCGAATCGGCAAGGTCGTGGCCGACCCGCTGCTACCGCTTCGTGCATTCCTCGATCTTGGAGGGGCTGGTGCCACGGCTGACGCCATGGCGATCTGGATCGTGCAATGGGTCGGCCAGCAGATTCTGGTGCTGGATTACATCGAAGGCGCGGGCCAGGTGCTGGCCTACTACGTCGACCTGATGCGCTCGCGGGGCTACCAGAAAGCTACCTGCTACCTGCCGCACGACGGGCTCAACACCAACGCGGTCACCGGCAAGCGCTACGTCGACCATCTGCGCGATGCCGGCTTCGACTGCGAGGACCCGGAGCCGAGCTTGGGACGCGGTGCGGCGGCACAGCGAATAGAGGCGGTGCGGCGGATCTTTCCACGCTGCTGGTTCGACGAGCATGCCACCGAAGCCGGGCGTGACGCGCTGGGCTACTACCACGAGAAAAAGCACGAGGAGCGCAATATCGGACTCGGCCCCGAGCACGACTGGTCGTCGCACTCGGCCGACGCCTTCGGGCTGATGGCGGTGAAATACGAGGCGCCCCAGCACAGCCTCAACTACAAGAAGCGCGACATGCGGTGGGTTGCATGAAGACGGGCGTAAACGCCCTTTTGGTGGTGGCATGAAAGACCTGACCGATCAGGAATACAACCTGCTGGCCTGGATCGACGGCGAGGGCGTGACCGAATACGGCACCTGCCATGGCGATCGGCTCGATCGGCTGGTGGAACTCGGTTTCGTGCAGTTGCGCGGGCTGGCGCAAACGCCGGAGCAACGCTTTGACCGGACAGTATCGGTGACCGATGCCGGGCGCTCACGGCTGGGGAAGGGATGAATGCCTGGCCTGCTCGAGTCGCTGTTGCGCCGCCAGCAGGAAACGCCCCGACATATCCTCGATATCCTCGCCCCGGCGCTCACCGCCAAGTCGCTGGGCGAGCCGTTGCCGCCAGTGCCCAACATCCCGGACGAGCCGGGCAAGACCGCCGGCACCGGCGACCCGCGCAACCCGCAGGCCGCCTACGAGGCCGCCACCCTGCTCGCCGCCATGGCGCCGGCCTCCTCGCCGGCGAGACTGGCGGCCATGGTGCCGCGCCGCCTGATGGCATCGGAACTGGAAGCGCTCGCCCCGCACCTGGTCGGGCGCGAGGTCTATTACGGCGGCGCTGGGCCGTTCGCGCGCCATCCGGAAGCCGCCGGTGCCGACGTGCGTGCCGCCGCTAGGCGTGCACGTGAAACATTGCGCAAGTTCCTGAGGAAGGACGATGGCGAAAGGAATGACTGACCGCGAGCTGGCCGTGCTGTGTGACGGCTGGATCCAGGACGCGCGCAATGCCGATACCGGCGAGGACGCCGGCCGGCGCACCAAGGCGATCGATTTCTACGAGGGGCGCGTCGACCTGCCGTCCGAGCCCGGCAAGTCGGAGGTAGTGTCGCCCGACGTGGCCGACGCCCTGGAAGGCGTGCTGCCCGGGCTGTTGCGGGTGTTCCTGGCCTCCGACCGGATCGGCATCTACGAGCCGCGCACCCAGGACGACGAGGGCATGGCCAAGCAGGCCACCGATGGCATCAACTACGAATTCATGAACGAATGCCGCGGCTATTCGGTGCTGCATTCGAGCTTCCATGACGCCTTGCTGCACGGCAACGCGGTGATCAAGCACTTTTGGGAGAAAGCCCCGGAATATCGCACCGAGGTCCTGACCGGTCTCTCGGAGGAGGAATACCTGATGCTGCTCGACGACGAGACCGTCGAGGAGGTGCTGGAGAAAAGAGAGTACTACGTGGGTCCTGATGGGCAGGAGATCGATCCAGAAGCCGACAAGGACAAGCCGACTGCCGCCGAGACCGGGGTGGAAACGAGAACCGCCGGAGCCGCCTACTGATGTCCGACCCCTATTCGTTCGGTCCGGCAGGACCGCAGCAGCCCACCCCCGGACCGATGCCGGCCCCGCCCGCTCCGCAGCAGCCGCCATCGATGCCGTCCACACCCATGGTGGTCGATCCGCTGCTGCAGATGCCGCCGATGCCGATCAAGATGATCGACGTCAAGATCAAGCGCTGCATCAAGTCCGGCCAGGCGCGGGTCGAGCCGGTGCCGCTCGATGATTTCCTGATCGATCCGGAAGCCACCGTGCTCGACGAGGCACGGGTGCGGTTCTGCGGCGACGTCGCGCGCCCGACCAGATCCGACCTGCTGATCGAATATCCCGACAAGCGCAAGCTGATCCTCGAGGCCCCGTCGTTCGGCGCGGGAGCCTCGCGCAGCAGCGAGCAGATGTCGCGGCAGCGCAATTATGCCGCCGAATCCAACCGCGACCCGAGCCAGGACCAGATCGAGAAATACGAGTTGTATGTCAAAGTAGCCTACGAGACCGACGTCGCCGAATGGCGGCAGGTCTGCATGATCGGCGAGGCCGGCTCGCGCGAGCTTCTCTCCAACGAGCCATGGGGCGGCATGCTGCCCTATACCGACATCGTGCCCAACCCGATGCCACATCGGCGGCGTGGACGCTCGCTGTTCGACGATCTCTACGACATCCAGCGGATCAAGACCACTGTGCTCCGGCAGATGCTCAACAATGTCTATCAGGTCAACAACCCGCGGCAGGTGGCGCGGCATACCGACATCATCAATCCGGACGTGCTGGTGTCGTTCGGCATCGGCGACACGGTGTGGTCGCGCGGCGATGCCGCCAACGCGGTCAACATCCTGACCATCCCGCCGATCTTCAAGGAATCGTTCCCGATGCTGGAATACCTCGATATGGCGGCCGAGAAGCGCACCGGCATCGGGCGGCAGACCATGGCGCTCGACCCGCAGGCGCTGCAGAACCAGACCGCCACCGCCGCCAACATCACCCAGGACGTCAAGCACTCCAAGGTCGAGACCTACGCGCGCAACATCGCCGAGGCCGGCGGGCTCAAACGGCTGTTCCGCTGCCTGCTGGAAATCTTCTGCAACAACCAGCGCGCCCCCAAGATGATCAAGCTGCGCAACGAATGGGTGGAGATGGACCCGCGGGGCTGGAATGCCGAGATGGACGTGTCGATCAACGTCGGGCTCGGCGCCGGCTCGCGCGATCGCGACGTCGCCATCCTCAACGCGGTGGCGCAGAAGCAGGAACTGTTCCTGCAGCACGTCGGCGACCCGTTCAACCCGATCCTCAATCTCGGCCATATCTTCGCTACCTACCGCAAGATGGCGGAATCGGCCGGCTTGAAGAACCCCGAGCAGTATTTCCCCGAGTTCAACGACCAGCAATTGATGCAGGCCGGCCAGGTGATGAAGCAGGGCAAGAAATCGCCCGAGCAGCAGAAGGCCGAGGCCGACATGATGATGACCAACGCCAAGACCCAGTCGGAGGAGCGCATTGCCGCCCTCAAGATGCAGGGCGACCAGCAGATCGAAATCCTCAAACTGCGCGGCGAGCAGCAGCGCGATGCCAACAAGGCGGAATTGGACCGCCGCGCTATGGAGCAGCGGTTTGAGCGCGAGGCGGTGCAGGCGCAGGCCGACATCGAGACTAATAATCGCAAGGTGGCCGCGGACATCATGCTGGCCGAGCGCAAGTTCGAGCTGGATCGCGAGCTGGCACTGATCAATGCCGGATTGAAGCAGCAGGAGCACGAATTCAAGATGACCGAGAATACTGCGGCATCGGTCCGTGATCAGCAGTCGCACGAGATGAAGCTGGCAGCGAACGGCAGCGGACGCTCGGAGCAATCCAACGAACGGGTTTATGCTGGCCTGACCGAGGCGATGACGCAACTGGCGCAGGCGATCAATGCCGAGACCGAGATCGTCAAGGACCCCAAGACCGGCAGCCTGCGGGCAAGAAAAGTCAATGGAAAACGCTGAGCGCGAGCAACTGCTGCAGCGCACCCGCCAACTGCTGGATCGCAAACTGGATAAAGCGCGCGCCCGGCAGGCGCAGGACGACGACGAGATCACCCAATTGCTGCTGCTGCTGGGCTAGGAGGAGCAATGCCTGGATTGCTGGAATCGCTCGCACTCAATCCGCAGACCGGGGTTTACAACCCCGATACCGGGCCGAAGAACTACGGCTACCAGCATTGGCCGACCATTTCTCCGGAGGGCGAAGCCTACTGGCGGCAGGTCGCGCAGCAGAGCGCTGGATTCCGGCAAGGCCTCAACAATATGCCGGGCGTGCTCAATCCGCTGGCGTTGACGTCGGGCTTTCCAAATTTCACGCCCAACACCGCGCAGCAGAACCAGGAGTTCATGTACCGCTCGCCGGCCGAGTTGGCCAATCAGGCGACCGGCGGACTGCTGGAAAACTTTGGCAACCTCACCCCCGAGCAGATCGAGCAGCTCAAATCGATCTTCTCCAATTTGTCTCCCGGCATGGAACTGTTGCCCAGCTCTCCGTTTGTCGCGCCGAGCAGCGGCAGCCCCGGGGGCGGCTTCTCGGACACGGCCAACATCAGTCCACGAGGCGAGGTGCTGCAGACCCTGGGGGATGGCCGGACCATCGTGAAAGGACCATTCAATGCCTACGGATTGTTTGGCCCGGATGGCCGTCCGGCCACGGATCGGGCCGGCAATCCGCTGCAACCGTTGCCGGAAGATGCCGGCTATCGTGGACCGTTCGGATTCTGGTGATGACCCCCGAGGAAAAGCAGGCACTGGCCCGCGAAGCGCAGTCGGTTCTCAACAACATGGCGTTCCAGCGTGCCGTGAAGGCCATCGAGCACGGCGCGATCGAGGAGATGCTTGGTGCGCAGGACGACACCAAGCGCAGGCTGGCGGCCGACCACGTCAAGGTGGTGCGCGGCATCGTCCAGCTTCTGGAGATGGCAATCATCGACAGCAAGCAATCGGTGCGCCCGAAAGCGGTTGTCTAAACAACAGGGCGTCCACGCCCGTCTTGTAAACGAGAGGTATCCGACATGAGCGACGGCAACACCCCGCCCACCGGCGGGATTGCAGGATCTTTGTCAGTACAGGACGCGGTCAGGCAACTGGTTGCGGAACGGAAAGAGCCGGAACAGGCTGCACCACAGCAGCGGCCTACACCTCCGGCCTCGCCCGAGCCGGTTGATGACGCGCCCGATGCAAGCGACCTGGAGACGTTGGAGGATTCCGGAGAACCCGAAGCGCCGCCACCGGAGCAGCCCCGTATCCGTCTGTCGGACGGCTACGAGGCCACGCTCGACGAGGTGGCGGAATGGCGACGGGGACAACTCCGCGAAGCCGACTACACCAGGAAGACCCAGGAACTTGCCGACCAGCGGCGCAACATGGATGCGCAATGGCGGCAATTCCAGGCCAACACCCAGCAATATGCGCAAGCCATCGATCAGGCGATCGCAGTGGTGTCGCATTTCATGCCGCCTCCTCCCAGCGACGATCTGCGCAAGCAGGACTTCTTCGCCTGGCAGGAGAAAAAGGCGGAATACGACGCCCAGCAGGACAAGTTGCGGGCCTTGCAACATCAGCGCGGCGAAATCCAACGCGCTGAGCGTGCCAAGCGCCAGCAGCAGCAGGCCTATCATCTTGCCCAGGAGCAGCAGAAGTTGCTGGCGCTCCGGCCGGAGCTAAGGGATCCGGCCAAGGTCGCCAAGTACACCCAGGATGTTCAGCAATTCGGAGTCGCCAACGGCTACTCGCCGCAGGAGGTGGCTTCGGTTCGCGATCATCGGCTGTTCAACATCATAGACAAGGCGATGAAATGGGACAAGTTCCAGGCCTCCAGGGCGAAGCTGGCCGAGAAAGCCAAGGCCGCCCAACCGATGCCGCCGGTGCAAAGCCCTGGACGCCGCGCGTCCAGCGCCGAGCGGCAGGCTGCGCAGATTGCTCCCTATCAAAAAGCGTTCGATCAGTCGGCTGACGCCGGCCGCTCCAGCGCGGTTCGCGATGCCGCCCGCCTGCTCGCCGCAGAGCGCGCCGCCTCGCTCAAGAGGTAAGTCATGACGCTACCCGCTGATACCTTCACCACCTACCTGGCGATCGGCAACCGCGAGGACCTGATCGACAAGATCTACCGGATCGACCCGACCGAATGTCCGTTCACGTCGGGGATCGAGACCGGCACCGCCACCGCCATTAATCACGAATGGCAAACCCAGGCACTGGCTGCTGCGGCCGCCAATGCGGTGCTGGAAGGCGATGACGCCACCACCGACGCGGTCACCCCGACCGTGCGGCTGGGCAACATCTGCCAGATCAGCGACAAGGTGGCGCGCGTCACCGGCTCGCAGTTGGCGGTGGAGCACGCCGGCCGCGACAACGAGCTCGAGTATCAGGAGATCCTGAAGGGCCTGGAGCTCAAGCGCGACATCGAGCTGACCCTGGTCGGGAGCAATACCGCCAAGAACGTCGGTGCGGCGGCCACCGCCCGGCTCACCGCGTCGGTGCTGGCGTGGATCGCCACCAACGACGATTTCGGAGCCACCGGCTCGTCACCCTCGCCGATCGATGGCACCGATGCGCGCGGCGACGGCACGCAACGCGCCTTCACCGAGGCGCAACTGAAAACCGTCCTGCAATCGATCTGGGAGCAGGGCGGCAAGCCGGACACCATCATGGTCGGCGGCTTCAACAAGCAGGTGTTCTCGTCCTTCACCGGGCGGGCCACCCCGCTGGAGGAAGCGCGCACCAAGAAGATCACCGCCACGGTGACGGTCTACGAAAGCGACTGGGGCGAGCTGGCGGTCAAGGCCAACCGCTTCATGCGGACCCGCGATTGCCTGGTCCTGCAGATGGACATGTGGAAGCTGTGCTATCTGCCCGGCCGCAAGATGATCTCGATCCCGCTGGCCAAGACCGGCGACAGCGATCGCCGGCAGATCCTGTCGGAGTACTGCCTGGAGGCCAGCAACGAGAAGGCCTCCGGATTGGTGGCAGATCTCACCACGTCGTAGCTATCCCTAGCCCAACTTGGGGGGGGTCGTGGCCCGGCCCCTCCGCTTTTTCATGGAGGCAATCCCATGCCTGTTCCGTCTTCTTCGCCGTTCAACGAGGTGGTGCTGCAGGCCCGCCTGACCGATATCGGCACCGCCGGCAACGCCTATATCTGCTCGCCGGTCAAGGGTACGCTTAAGCGCGGCTACTCAGTGATTGGCGGCGCCATCACCGGCACCGACAGCACCTGGTCGATCCAGAAGAATGCCGTGGCGGTGACCGGCACCTGCACGGTGGCGGTGTCCGGCTCAGCCGCCGGCACCACCGACGACGTGGTGTTCAGCGGCGCGCAGGTCGGGGTCAACCCCGGCGACCTGATCACCGTGGTCAACGGTGGCGAGTCGACCGGTGCGGCCACCGTCGAGTTCTTCATCGTCATCAGGACCTGAAGCAATGCCGCAGGCATACAGACTTGGCACCAACGCCAATTTCACCATGTCGGGCTCATCGCAGCAGTCGGCTGCCTTCAGCGCGCAATGCCGGGTGATCCGGGTCGCAACCGGAGCACAGCCGGCATTCTTCGAGATCGGCTCCAACCCCACCGCGACCAGCAGCAGCGCACAGTTGGGGGCCACCTGCACCGAATACTTTGCCGTCACCCCCGGGCAGAAGATCGCCTTCCTGCAGGCCGGCACGGCCGGAGTGGTCTCGATCACGGAGTGTGTATGACCGAAGCGAGTGAGATCAGGACCATTCCAATAAGGGATCCGGTCACCGGCACAGTCGCATTCAAGCGCTGGCAGGACTGCGAGGACATCGTCGATCGCAACAAGCGGCTGCAGAACGAGCCGCAGAAGCGCGCCGGCTCGCTGCGCATGATCGCCGATATCCCCTGTGTGATCATCGAGAAATGGCTGTCCGAGGAAATGGACTGGCACGGCCCCAATGCGCGGGCGGCCTACAAGGAGTTGATGTCACCCTACGGCATCAAGCGGATCATCATGAAGAAACTGCGCGATCCGGACTGGGCATGGCTGCGCGCCACTGACGGAAAGTTCTGATGGCACTGTCCAACTACGCCCAATTGCAGGAATCGGTCGCCAACTGGCTGTGGGACCGCACCGATCTGGCCGGCCGCATTCCCGATTTCATTGCCATGGCGGAAAGCAATTTCAACCATGAGCTACGGGTGCGGCAGATGGAGGCGCAGGACACTATTACCCTGACCGATGGGGTAGGGGCTTTGCCTGACGACTATCTGGCATGGCGGCACGTCTATGCCGACGCCAGCCCGTTGCGCTCGCTGGAGGCCACCGATCCGGATTGGGCATTCACCAAGTACACCGATCAGGCCGCCACCGATCCGTGGTTCTTCTACATCTCCGGCTCGAGCATCTACACCCGCCCGGTGTGCTCGTCCGATCTGATCATGCTGTACTACGCCAGGATCCCGCCGCTGGCTGAAAATCCAGCCGGCAACTGGCTGCTGTCCGCCTGCTCCGACGGCTATCTGTACGGTGCGCTTCTGCATGCCGCGCCGTTCCTCGACGACGATCAGCGCATTCAGACCTGGGGCACGCTGCGCAACGAGGCGATCGCGCTGTTGCGGCAATCCGACATTACCGGGCGCTACCACAAGGTGGCGGCACGCATCAAAGGAGCTACACCCTAACAAAAGGGCGTTCACGCCCGTCCTGGAGCTAAAAAATGTCCCTGAAATTCTCCACGGCAGTCCGCAACGCCATGCTGGACACCATCGAAAGCACCATCGGCACGTCGGCCATCCTGCGGCTGCGCAGTGGATCACCGCCCGCCACCTGCGCCACCGCCGACAGCGGCACGGTGATCGCTACCTATAACCTTGCCTCCGATTACATGGCAGCAGCAGCGTCCGGCGCCAAGGCGTTCTCCAGCCTGCCGCTGTCGGACACCAGCGCCGACAACAGTGGCACGCTGGGTCATTTCCGGCTGTACGACAGCGGCGGCACGGTGTGCGGCATGCAGGGCACCATCACCGCCACCGGCGGCGGCGGCGACATGACGGTGGACAACACCTCTGTCACTGCCGGCCAGCAGGTGAACATCACGGCTTTCACGATCAACGCACCGGGGGCCTAAGATGGCGCAGCGCAACTACATCAAGATCGAGCGCAACAACGTCAACGCCACGCATGCGCAGATGCTGCTGACCTTCATCAATACCTACCGGCAGGCACTGGAGCGTGGCATCGAGATCAAGGAGATCATGGATCACAACTGGATCGACACCACCTTTACCGATCTGGAAGCCCTGTTTGGTGTGCCGGCCGGCAACGGGCAGATTGTGCAGCAATTGGTAGCTAATGCGGTAGCCGCTATGCTGGGCGATCTCAAATCCAACGACGGCAAGCAACTGACCGAGCGGGTGGGCTAGTGGCCTATTCCAACCTGACTTGGAAAAGCGCATCGCTGGATGCCGCCGATGCGACTTCATACACGTTTTCCGCAAAAGATATAGGCACCGCCGCGTCCGACCGCTGGGTGATCGTCGCGGCGCAGATCGGCTCAGGAAACGCCGCCACGGTCAGTACCATCGGTGGAATTGCCGCTACCTCAATTGTCAACGGCAGCGGGTTGAGCCTTGGCAATAATCTGGACGGAGCAATCGCTATTGCCAATGTCCCTACGGGCACGACGGCGGACATCGTCGTTACCGGCGGCAGCTCGCCTGGAGGCTGCTTCATGGGCTACTGGACGGTCAACATGACCTCCGGGACTGCGCAAGATACTGGGGCGGCTGGAGATACTACTGGCTCTGCTGCAAGCATCGGTGCCTCAATCGATATTCCGACCAACGGGTTCTGCGTTGCGTTGTGTGGAAATCAGCTCATTAGCGCCGTTACACACAGCATCGACAGCTCATTTACGGAGATGGCCGAGCCGACCGAGGATGGAGGCGCGCGCAATGTCGCTTTTGCCCAACGCGAGGTTACGTCGAGCTTCTCCGGCACGGTCACTTCGACATGGGCCGGCGGCACTAGTACACTCTATATCCTGCTCGCCAGTTTCGAGGGCGGTAGCCCTCCCGGCCATCCAGCCGCCAAGCGCATGGGCGGCGTGCGCCATTCGCACGATTTCCGAGGCAATCAGGGACGCGGCAGCGTGAAAGTCTGGCGTCAAGCATTGAGCGGCCTGCTTCTGCCGGCGCGCGGACTGGTGAGGGCTTAAAATGACCATTGCGGCGGGTGACGCTCATGAATTCCCGATCTATGCCGGACGCTATCGGGTCTATTTCCCGTTGCTCGATGCCGATGGCGATCTGGTCACCGGCGCAAGCACGCCTGACAGCGAGCGCAGCATTGACGGCGCTACCTTTGCCGACTGCACCAATGAAATGACCGAGGTGGCGACCGGTTCTGGCGTGTACTACCTCGATCTGACCAAGACCGAAATGACCTCGAAATGTACGGTGGTGATTGCCAAATCGGCCACCGCCGGCATGAAAACCACGGTGCTCACGCTTTATCCCAAGCGCATGTTTGTCCTGCGCTCCGGGACGGCGCAGGCCGGCGGTTCTGCCACCATCACACTGGACAGTGGTGCATCGGCCAAAGACAACGCCTATGCCGGCATGTATGTGCAGTGTTCCAATAACACGCCATCCAACGTCGAGGGCCAAACCCGCAAGATCATCAGCTATGTCGGATCGACCAAGGTGGCGACCGTCGAAGCCAACTGGGGCACCAACCCGTCGTCCTCGACCACCTTCGATCTGCTCTGTCCGGAGAGCGTTAACAACGTCGGCTGGCTGGGCAAGCCGACTGCCGACACCCATTCGGACGGCTACCCAGTTTGCACGCAAAAGGTCGGCACCGGCACCGGCGAGATCAACCTGTCAAGCGGCAGCGTGCCGGCCACGCTGGGCACCGGCGTTATCACATCGGCCTCGTTTGCCTCTGGCGCATTGACCTCGACCGCAGTGGCTTCCGGCTTCCTCACATCGAGCGCCTTTGCCACCGACAGCATCACCTCCGGCGCCTTGGCGACCAGCGCCGTCACCGAGATCGCCACGGCACTCAATGCCGAGGTGGTGGACTGTCTGAACGTCGACACCTACACCGAGCCAGCGCAGGGCACTCCAGGGGTCAACGTCACCCTGCAATACAAGATCGGCTTCCTCTACAAGTTGGCGCGCAACAAGATCACCCAGACTTCATCCGAGTTTGCGGTATATGCGGACGACACCACCACCAAGGACCACGAGGCGGTGGTTTCAGATGACGGAACTACCTTCTCGCGTGGCGAATTGAGCACCGGCGCATAATGGCATGGCCATCGACACGAGGGACAAGCGTTCATCGGCCATCCTGCCGGGCTCGCCTTGGCGCGCCAAATTACCTGTACCCGATAGCTCGCTCAACAGTGCCGACTGGCAGCATGTAGCATTCGCCTATCGCGGCATTGCGGCGCAGCAAACGCTTTACATCGTCAGCAATCCGACCATCGAGGCTTTCACCTCGACGGCTACGGCCACGGTTCCAGCGGTTGCGACGGCCGATATTACGATTGACGCCTTTACCTCGACGGCCGAGGCGGTTGCACCGGCTACATTAGAAGCCAATCCGACCATTGCCGCCTTCACCTCGACGGCCACGGTGCTGCCGGGGTGGGCACTGGTCGCAGAACCAACCATTGCTGCCTTCACCTCGACCTGCACCACTCTCGTGCTGGTTCAATTGCAGGCCAACATCAATATGCAAGAGTTCACTGCGGAAGCCTTCATCGCCGGCTCGACGTTCGGCAAGTACACCATTCGCGGCCGCGGATCCGGCCGCCGGATAACCTGCAGGCCGCCCCCGCTATGAGCACCAGGATCGACGTGGATTTCGTCTACACCGAGGACTGGACCTTTGCTTTCACGGTGGAGGACGGCGATGGCACGCCGATCGACATCACCGGATCGCAACTGCGGTTCCGGCTGGCTGACCTGGATGGCACGGTGTTGATGACCCGCGCCGAGGGCGACGGCTTCATCGTGACCAGCGGCACCGATGGGGAGTGCATGCTGCGCATTACCCCGACCAATCAGACCGATGCCGGGGTCATACCATCGAGCCGCTACCTGTGGGAGTTCCGCTGCATCACGTCCGGCAACCTGGTGCTCACCCAGGCCAACGGCCACCTCGTCGTGCAGCCATCGCTGTTTGCGTGAACCATGCCAACCATCGAAAAGCCCTCGATAGCGCAGTCGTTCTGGCTGGATCAGCCGACCGGCTTGGCATTCCGCAACACCGAAACCGCCATTCAGCGGCAGACTGAGGAGATCAACTCCAAGGTTGTGTTCCGTGGTGATGATCTCAGCGGCATGGGGCCAACCACCTCCGCGCAGCTAGCGGCATTGCTGACCGATGAAACCGGCACCGGTCTAGTGGTGTTCGATACCTCGCCGACCATTGTGACCGCGACCCTGACCACGCCAACCATTGCCACTCCGGTAGTGACCGGCGGCACCTTCACCAGCCCGGTCATCGCCACCGATATCACGGTACCTAACACTGGATTACATCTGCTTGATACCAACGCCAGCCACGATCTGATCGTCAAGCCGGGGTCCGATCTTACGGCCGACCGCACACTGACGGTCACCACCGGCGATGCCAATCGGACGCTGAACCTGTCGGCGGATCTGACTGTCAGCGCAGCCACGACGCTGGCGGGGCCGGCGTCCGATACCGCGGCTGGTCCCATCGAGATTGCAGACCGGTCCGAAATGGAGGCGGCGAGCAGCACGACGCTGGCAGTCACTCCTGGCCGGCAGCACTATCACCCTGCGGCGGCCAAGTTCTGGGTACGGTTCAACGCGGCGGGAACGGTTGCTGCGTCCTACAACGTAACCAGCATCAGCAAGAACAGCACGGGTGACTGGACAGTGACTATCGCCACCGATTTCTCGTCGGCCAACTGGGCGCCAATGGCGTTCGGAGGGTTCAGTTCGGTTGGCGGATTGCTGACCTATAATGCGGTTTCGATTGCGGCTGGCACCTTTCGGGTCGCCGCACAAGACCGCAGCGGAACGTCACGCGACCCTGACAGTCCTGACATTATCTCGGTTTTTGGCTTCGGAGATCAGTAATGGGCATTGGTGGCAAAGGCTACTCCGTAACGGAGGATGGAACATATCTTTCTACAAAAACCGGGCAGCCAATCAATCCGATTACCGGCATGCCGATGAACATAGCGCAAGATCCGCCTCCTTATGCGCCTACTGGTCCCTATGCCGATCCCAATTGGGTGCCGCCACCCACTGGACCATTCGCCGATCCCAACTGGGTGCCACCGCCGGCAGGCGATCCAACTGCGCCGCCACCTGTGACTGAACCGCCACCCGCCACAAGTGGCTATGCCCCCTATGGTCCGTTTGCGGACCCCAATTGGGCGCCGCCACCGGCTGACACGACCGCGCCACCGCCCACCACTGGCGGGCCGTTTCCGTCACAGCCGCCGCCCAGCCCCGTCCATCCACTTGGATTGAGCAAGCCGACCGGCTGGTGGCAAAACCGCAGGAACAGCTATCTCGGGTCGCACGGCGGCAACTATGGAAGTTGGCGCAGCCGCCAAGGTGGTCGAAGCGGCCGCGGTGGTAGAGATTGGGATCGACCGGGGGGCGATGGCAATGGCAATGGTGGTGTGCCGGCCGGACCGCCACCCCTGCCGACCGAGAATGTGCCGACCGATCCGTTCCGCCAGTTGGCCTACAATCAGATGATGGGCAACCGCTTCTATGGCGGGGTCATTCCGGAGGCGCTGCGCTCTACCGCCATGCCGGGCGATGTGTGGGGCCTGCTCAACAGCATGGGCATCCAGAACCCGCAGAACATGACGCCGCAACAGGCCATGCAGCAAGCCTCCTCGTTCGGCGTGTCGCCGTTCGGATCGACGGTACGTCGTGGCTAGACGCGCCAAGACCATCGAACTCCCGCTGATCCCGGGAGCCTTGAGCGACGACACCGACCTTGCTGCCAAGCTGCACGCGATCTCGATGGACAAGACCCGCAGCCGCGGCGGGCGGTGGGAAACCATCCGCGGCTGCACGGCCTTCCCTGATGCGCTGCCCATGACCTCCGGGGTGGCGCGCGCCATCCATGTCTATGCCGATCTGGACGGTCATCAGATCACGGTGGCGGCGAGCGAGAATGCGGTCAACGCTTGGCACAACGGCACCCGCGCCGACATAACGCCCAACTGGAAGGACGTCTGGCTTGGCAGCGGCGCCCTGGTGGCCGGAACCACCAACACCCAATTGACCGTCAATTGGATGATCTACGATCCCTCGAACAACACCACCGGCGAGGCCTCGCTGCATTTCCTCAATGTCGGCGATGTGGTGACGCTTTCCGGGGTGATCAACGAGGATGCCACCCCGGAAGCGCTCAACACCAGTTACACCATCACCGCCGTCACCCCGACCAGCTTCACCATCACGGTCGGCGACACCGCCAATATCAACGTCAGCCGGCCATTCACCTGCACGGTAGCCTTCCGCGATGGTCTGGCAGACGGGGTCGGCGATGCAGTCGAGGACCGTGCCCGCATACCGTCGATTGATAATTTCGGCGAGAACGCGGTGTTCTGCTTTTCGGACGGCAGTCCGATATTCTATTGGCAGCCATCAGCGACCGACGAGCAGGACGAGCAGCTAACCAACGGCACCTTTGCCAGCAGTCTGACCGGATGGACGGCCGGCACCGGCTGGGCGTTCTCCGGTGGCACCGCGATCCATACCGGCACCACGCTCAGCAATCTGACCCAGGACATCAGCCACCTGGAGGCCGGCAAGACCTACACCCTGTCGTTCCAACTGGTGACCTTCCAGAGTGCGGTCAACGTCTTCCGGGTACAGATCGACACCGTCGACATCTTCCCACAGATCCAGGGCGCCGCCGGCAACGCTCAGGCACTGCGCACCTACACTTTCCGGTTTGTCTGCCCGGCTGATCCGCAAGAGCTGATGTTCATTGCGGACGCCAGCAGCACCTCGAACGATGACGTGGCAATCGATAACGTGTCGATTACCCTGCTGGCGACCGCCCACGTCATCAACGAGGCGCCACAGAAGAACTACAGCTTATTCGTCGACGGCAATCACATCCTCAACGTGCTGGGGTCAGTCGAGCACGACGGTGATTTCAATCCGCTGCTCTATCGCTGGTCGGCGCAGGACAACTATCGCGAATGGGTCACCTCGACCGACAACATTGCCGGCGAAACCACATTGGGCAAGGGATCGTTTGCGGTCTGCGGGCGGGCGGTCGGCGAGCGCAACCTGCTGCTGTCAGACGACGGCGCCTATCTGGCGCAGTTCACTACCCAGGGCTATGCGGTGGCACTCATTGCGCAGGCCTGCGGCTGCATCGGACCGCAAGCCATAGCAGTCCACAACAACCGGGCATTCTGGGCAGGCATCAAGGGCTTCCATGTGTTCGACGGCGCGCAGGTGCTGCCCATCGAATGCCCGATCAAGGATCGCTATGTCGGCAAGATCAAGGAATTCCAGGAGAACAAGACCTTCGCGTGGCTGAATACCGAGTATGGCGAGTGCTGGTTCCATTATGCCCACACCGACGACGGCAACGAGATCAGCCGGTATGCGCTCTACAATTTCATGGAGCAGGGCAACCCGTGGTCATTCGGCACCATGGTCCGCACCTGCTTCACCCGCGCCAGCGTGTACCAGCATCCACTGGCAATCGATCTCGATGGCAATCTCTGGTTCCACGAAACCGGCAATGAGATGCCGGAAGGAGAACTACCGTTCTTGGAAACCGGCTATGCCACTGCCGAGGCTGGCGACCGCTGGCTTGGCGTGCGGCGTTACTATCCGGACATCGAGGCGCAGGTTGGTCACATCAACTGGACGATCACCGGCAAGCGCGCCCCGCAAGGGCAACTGAACACCCAGATCAATGGACCCCATTTGATTGCGCCAGGCGACCGCGCGGTGGATTTCCGGCTAACGGCCCGGCAGATCAAATCCAAATGGGCCTCGTTTGAAAGCCCGACCTATTGGCGGCTGGGGATCGTAGGGCTCGAGGTGATGTCGGAACGGGAGCGGCGATGAGCCCGGAAGCCAAGTTCGAGCACGCCTGGCCCTATCTGGCGGCGGCCATCCTGCGCTACGGCAAGACCCACTCCAAAGAGGATATCTGGCAGCAGATCAAGGACTGCAAGGCACAACTGCATCCGCTACCACACTCTGCCATCCTGACATCAATCGAGACCTTTCCAACCGGGCTGAAAGAGGTGCGGTTCTGGCTGGCCGGCGGGGACCTGACCGAGTTGCGGGACTATGAGCCGGTGGTTGCCGCCTGGGGCAAGGAAATCGGCTGCACGCGCGTCAGCATTGCCGGCCGTCGCGGATGGCATCGGGCGCTGCCCGGCTATCGCGAGACCGGGGTCATGCTGGTGAAGGAGCTAACATGAGTTTCCTGAAGCAGGGGCCGACGCAAACCACCTCCACCACGTCGAGCCTGCCGCCGCATATCCAGCAGGGGCAGGAATACTTGATGGGCATCGCGCAGATGCTCACCGCCCCGCAATTCGCGATGGGGGCGCCGGAGTATGGAGTGATGGGGCTTACGCCCGACCAGAGCCTCGCCAGCGACCTTGCCAATCAGGCGGCGGTGTTCACCGGCAGCAATCTGGCCTATCCCAACCCACTGGGCGGCCCGTCCATTGCCGCCTCGCAGGCCGCAGTCAACCCGTTCTCGGCAAGCGCTCAGCAGGCTTCCGCAGAAAAGGCAACTGCCCAGCAACTGGCGCCCGGGGAAATCTCGCCATTCATGAACCCCTATATCGACACGGCACTCAATCCCGTGCTCGAGCGGCTCAAGAAACAGCAGGCCGAGGTGCAATCCGGCATCGGCGCACAGTCAGCCGCGAGCCACATGTACGGCGGCAGCCGCGAGGCGGTGATGCGGATGCTGGCCGACCGCAATTATAGGGACACGCTGGGCACGACCGCCGGCAACATGCTGCACGCCGGCTGGCAGGTGGCGTCCGGACTGGCCTCGCAGAACGCCGACCGGCGCCAGCAGACCGCACTGACCAATGCCCAGATGGCCAACCAGATCGCCGCACTCAACGCGCAGCTTGGCACGCAGGCCGGGCTGGCCAATGCCCAGCTCGGCCAACAGGCCTCGATCGCCAACGCCCAACTGGGCACCCAGGCCTCGATTGCCGAGGCCAACCGCTACCTCACTGCGCTCGGTCTGCAGGGGCAATTGAACACCCAGAACCTCAACAACCAGCTCAACACCGCGGCCATGCTCAATATGCTGGGCGGCCAGCAGCGCCAGATCGGACAGCAGTCGCTCGACCTGCCGTTCACCCGGCTGCAGCAATTGCTGTCGGTCACGCCGATGGCGGTCCCGCAGAGCAGCACCTCGACCACCACGCAACAGAAACCGCTGGACATCGGCTCGATCATCAGCGGCGGGCTGGGGCTGCTCGGGGCATTCTCCGATCGGCGGCTGAAGGAGAACATCGAGCGGATCGGACGGCTGCCTAATGGCCTGCCAATCTACAGCTTTAATTTCATCGGCAGCGGCGTGTCGCAGGTGGGGCTGATGTCGGATGACGTGCGCAGGATCAGGCCGCAGGCCGTGCATGTCGTCGATGGCTATGACTGGGTCGACTACGGCTTGGCGGTACGCTGATGGACCCGGAAGATTTCCTGCCCTACGAGCTGGAGTCGACTGACTGGATCAGGGATCTGCTCAACCCGCGCAAGCGGGACCGCGATGCGATGATCTTCCACCACACCGGCGGCGCCAGCCTGGGCGGTGCGCAGAAGACCCTGTTTGGCCGTGGGCTATTGGGCTACGACTATTTCATCGACCGCGACGGTCGACTGATCCGCAACCCCAATATTCCGGAAGGCGGCTTTGGCGCCCACATGCGGCCCGGGCAGGGGCCGGGGCTGGGGCTTTCCAACCGCAACACCATCGGGGTTGGCTTTGTCGGCACCGACGAGGACGACCTGACCCCACAGCAGATCGCGGTCGGGCAGGCATTTGCGGCAACGCGCGGCCATGGGCCGGGCAGCGTGTTCGGCCACGGCGAGGTCAACCCGCACAAGGATCCGCGCGAGGGCATGACCGCGGTCGACGCCATCCGCGGCCAGTTGCGCCCGCAGACCGATCCGACTGCGGCCATGTCGGAATTCACCACCCAGGCCGATCTCGATCGCCAGCGTGAGCAACGCCAGCGCGATGACCAGAATCGGATCAATCGGAATTATGCCGGCCTGATGGGAGGCTCACGAATGGACATCCTCGACGGCCTTGCGCCACGCCAGCAGCAGGGCGGCGGCGGCCTGCTCGGCATGCTGGGCAACCCGATGGCGCAGGCCTATATCGCGCAGATCCTGAAGGGACTGTCGCCCTATTCCAACCTCAACCCGGACGACATGCTGGCGCGCGCACAGAGGATGCAGTTGGCGGAGCAGGAACGGGCACGCGAGGACTTCTACAAGCGGCAGCAGCAGGATATGGCGGAGCGCGGAATGAGTCTGCGCGAACGCGAGGAAATGCGCGGCATTGACCAAGGCGTTGCGCAAAGAAAAGCCTATGCCGATGCCTGGAGGCACATGCAGGCCAACCCTGGAGCAGAGGGAGTAATGGGGGCTCTGCAGCAATATGGGGAAAGCATGACGGAGAGCGGAAGGAATGCGCTGCTCCGACATGCGGAATTCCTGGAGAAACAATCAGGAAAGGCGACGGACAAAGCCAGGAATGCTCCGGCTGGGTATTTATGGGTAGATGAGAACGATCCATCCAAAGGCGTGACAGCTATCAAAGGTGGGCCTGCCGAGAAACTGCCAGCGGAATTTGCCGGACGTATCGGCCTTGCCAAATCATTCCTTGGGCAGATGCCAAGCATCCGCGAGCGCCTTGAGAAAGGTGAGATAAGTTCACCTAGCGGATCGCTTCGTGCCTGGATGGGGCGCGGCAAGGAAGGTGAATTGCGCAGGCAGATCGACAGCGGCGCCGACGCCTTGGTGCGCGGCTTGACGGGCGCCGGAATGGCAATTGCAGAAGCGCAGAATTACGCCCGGCGTTATCAATTCCATCCATGGGATACGAAAGAAGATCAAATATCCAAGTTGGATCAACTGCAGCGGGAATTGGAAACCATCGCGGAGGTCGCCCAGGCCGGGCGCGGGCGGCCTGCGGGTGATGGCGGTGGCTCTGCTGGGCAATCGGAACCGAAATACAAAGAGGGGCAGACTGCTACCGGCCCTGGAGGAAAGAAACTTATATTCCGCGGTGGCGAATGGGTTGAGCAGTGAAAGAACTTCCCGAAGGCTTTGTGCTTGATCCGGAACCAGGCCGATCGAGAGGAACACTTCCCGAAGGCTTTACGCTTGATCCGGAAATGCCACGCACTGACCGCAAGGGTTATCTCGGGCATTACCGTGATTTCCAGCGTGAGGGATATGAAACACTAGTCGAGGGTGCCAAGCAGTTAAGGGGCAAGAGTTTCACGTCCGACGAGGACCTGCCTGCCGTCGTTCGCGGTCTTGGAAAGGCGGCGCTCGGCGGTCTCGGCTATGTGTCTTCCCCGATCAATGCGGCACTGCGCACTGCAGTCGGCGAGCCGGTAGAGCAACTGACCGGTGGAAAGATCCCGAAAGAATACTCGGAATTTGCCGCCAGCCTTGCATTGCCGATCCCAAAGCGAATCCCAATTCCGGGAGGTGCGCGAACCGCTGCTGTTTCCGAGGCAGCGGCACCTACTGTCCAGGAATTGATCGGCGCATATCAAACTGCCAAGAAATCCCCGGTAACCGCAGCAGTCAGGCTGCGGGAGGGAGCCGTAGCCGAGCCTGTTGGGGCAGCAAAAGCTGAGATGGCGGTCGAATGGCTTGACGAGAATATTGCCCCACGAACCTTCAAGATCCTCGACAAGCTCACTGCAGTCGATGAACCGCTGACGATGCAGAACGTGGACTCTGCCAGGCGCCTGCTGGGACGCATAGCAAAAGGCGATACCGAGGATGCGGTTGCTGCCGGGATGGCCAAGCGAAAGCTGGATGACTGGCTTTCCTCCACAATACCAGCCGAGGATGTCCTGGCGGGCGATGCGCAGGCCGCACAGCGTGTCATGCAGGAGGGGCGGGCCAACTATTCCAGGGCGATGCTCGCCAAGGCGCTGAACGAACGCACGGCCATTGCCGAGCTGCAGGCCGGCGGCGAGCACAGCGGACTGAACCTGCAGAACAAGTTGCGACAGAATGCGCGGCAATTCCTGCAGAGCAACAAGTCACGCAATCTGACGGAAGCGGAGCGTGCCGAGATCGTCAAGTTTGCCTCCGGGGGTGAACCCTTGGAAAAGGTAAACAGATGGATTGCCAATCTTCTCGGCGGTGGCGGCGGATTGGGATCGGTTGCCGCCAGCACAGCAGGCGGCCTTGCGCTCGGCCTTCCGGGCATAGCGGCCCCTGTTGCAGGCTTTGCCATGAACCGCTTAGGGGTGTCACTGGCAGCCAGAGATGCCGAGAGATTGAGTGAGCTGATCCGGTCGAATTCCCCGCTTGCCAGAAGAATGATGGGGCCGATTGCCGATTTTGAGAAAGCCGTTGAGCAGATACAGATAGGTCCGAATGCAAGAAACATGTCGCGGCTGATTCTGGCGGGTCGCAATCTTTCGAACAATCTCAAGGATGCTGACATCAGCGTCAGCGTGAATGAGCTATTGCGATCGATACAGGGAACCAAGCCCGCACGCTCCGATGAGGACGAGTGACGTCGGCGGCGGAACCACCAGCCAGATAGCCACGCACAGCCACAGGAGGCTGCGATGAGCGTTGAGAGCCTGATCACGCTTGTTATCCAACTCGTTGTCCTTGGCGTCGTCTTCTGGCTGCTGATCTACATCGTCGATCATGTTCCGATGCTGGGGCCGTTCCAGCAGGTGGCGCGCACCATCATCATCGTGGTCGGCTGCCTGATCGCGATCGTCCTGCTGTTGCAATTCGCCGGCATCATGGGCGGCAAGCTGAAATTTGGACTAACCGAGGGAGGAATGGGATGGCGCGCTTTGTCGTGATCGCTGCATCGTCGGCCGGCATCTGGTCGCAGGAGTTCGCCAACAAGGAGGCGGCCGAGGAAGCCCGATTGTTCTTGGAGAGTGTACCGGACACCAAGCTGAAAATCATTGCGCAGCGCGACCGCGACAAGCGCCGCGACGATGATGACGACGAGGAAGGCGGTCGTGGGTGACGACGAGCCGGCGCTGCTGCGGCATGGCATTGATGTGGGCTTCACGGAGCACATCGCCAAGCTGGTCGGCATTGCCATTACCGACTGGGGCGATGCCAGTTTCGAGCGGTTCTGCCGCGGGCTTGCAAACGCGCGGCTGGCGCGCGCCAAAATGATGGAATTCATCGATGAGTGAGCCTCCCTGGCTGCTGACCATGCGAACCATCACCGGTACCACCGAGGCGCCGGGCGAGGCCGACAACCCCAAGATATTGGCGGCGGCCGACTACATCGGTCAGAAATACCAGGAAATGGAGTCCTATTGCGATCAGTACACTCACGATTCGATCGCTTGGTGCGGGCTGACGGTGGCCTATGTAATGGCTGCCAACGATATCAAACCGCAATTCGGACCGGCGGGCGATACCGACAAGTTCCTATGGGCGCAGAGCTGGCTCAATTGGGGGCAGCCCTGCATGCCGATCCAAGGCTGCGTCATGGTATTCACTCGCGAGGGTGGCGGCCACGTCACGCTGCTCGAGGAAGCCACCAACGGCTCCTACAAGTGTCGGGGGGGCAACCAGTCGGATGCAGTGAACGTGCAGACCTATAGTTCCGGCTTTCTGGGGGCGCGTTGGCCGGCCGATGTACCGGTGCCGCAGCCAGGCCCGGACGAGATGCCGACCATCGAGCAGGGCGACGAGGGGCCGGCAGTCAGCGAGGCGCAGCGCTTGATCGGCGGCCTGGATACTGACGGCGAGTTTGGGCCGGCAACCGATGCCGCCACCCGGACCTTCCAGCGCGCCAAGAGCCTGGAGATCGACGGCGTCATCGGCCCGAATAGCTGGGAGGCGCTGTATGAGGGTGGCCCGCTGACACCTACCGGACAGGCGGTGTGCGATTTGGCACGCAACTCCGATCTGGCCGAGGTCGGTTGGCGCGATCGCGGCAAGGCGCCGACCGGCTACGTGCAGGGCATGGCGCTGGTCTATCACTCGGTGTTCAACCGGCGGCTGACTGACGATGTGGTCAAGCCGATGGGAGCCTCGCTCGGATCGTCCGACAAGGACGCCTTGGCGTGGCTGGAGGAGGAGATTGACGACGCCGGCTGGCCGCTGGGCAGCGCCGACGAGCGGCTACGGGCGCTATTCGCGGTCTTGATTGGGCTCGGCATGCGGGAGAGTTCGGGGCGGTTCTGCGAGGGACGCGACATGAGCGCGTCCAACACGTCGGCCGATACTGCGGAGGCAGGGCTGTTCCAGACCAGTTGGAATGCCAATGGCGCCAACTCACAGATGCGCGCCCTGTTCGATCGCTGGGGGAGCGAGGACAGCAGCCAGGGCATGCGGATGGAGTTTACGGTCGGGGTTACTGGATCGGATAGCGAATGGTCCTGCTATGGCTCGGGCAATGGCGCCATGTATCAGGCCATGTCCAAGACCTACCCGCAATTTCATGCCGAGTTCACCGCCATTGGCCTGCGCTATCTGCGCCAGCACTGGGGGCCGATCAATCGCCGGGAGGTCGAGCTGCGGCAGGAGGCTTACGAGCTGCTGGTTGACCTTGAGAACATCGATGCCATCGAGCCGCCGGAGCCGGAGCCGCCGGATAGTGTCTCGCCTGAGCTGGTGGCTGCCGAGATTGTCGATGCGATCGAGCCAGTGATTGCTGACATCCTGCGCAAGTATCAGATCACCCAGCCATGAGCGAGCCGCCGCGCCCGCCGCCGACCAATATGTTGCAAGCGGTCGGGAACGTCGCCGAAAGCGTGATCGGCGGCCTCAAAGCCCAGCCGCTCGCCCTGGCGCTGATTATCCTCAATGTGCTCGGGATCGGCGGCGGAATGTGGTTCCTTGGTCAACTCTCGGCCCGCCAGCACGAGCGGGCGATGATCCTGATCGAGCGATGCATACCAGGGCAGGGCAGTGGTAAGATCGATTGGCCAAACGTAACAGGGTGGCCACCGCCGGCATCATGAATTTCGTGCTTTCGCGGGACGATGACGTCCGGCGGCGGCGAGTTCACGATCTCCCGGCCGACGAGTATCTTCCATGCCATGCCCTACTCTCCGTCTTTGCGCTGTTCCCGCAAGAGCGCGGCTGATTCCGACGATCGCCACGACCATCATCAGTTCCCAGGTCAATCAGTCTTGCTCCTGTAGGGTGCGCACGTCGCGGGCAAAGGCACGCATGTCCTCCTCACGCACGGCATCGCGGGCTCGATGTAGCGCCTCGATCACCCAATCCAATTGCGCTCCGCGCAGGGTGTAGTGGCGTCGGCCGTCCAGCAGGCGCCGCTCGATAGCGTCTGCCAGATCGAGCCAGTGGTTATCGGTCATCGCTCCCGCCTTATATGCGCCGCAAGCCACCAAGAATTGGTACAACGATGTACAACGATGTACAATGTCCCACTCGCCTATGATCGCGGAATCGGCGCCGACAACAGCAGAATAGTGCCGTCAGCCAGCCACACCTCTACGCCCCACATGAGGCCGCAATGACACCTATACGCCATTGGTATCCTCCTATTCTCAACCCTCATTGAGGCATAGCGCCAAGAGCGCGGCGGGCGATGTCGGCCCCGTCCCACGCGGTTAGGCCGTCGTCGCTGTCGGCCTCGGTGACGATCTGTTGCAGCGCGGTTCGCAAGCGCTCGATCTCCCCATCCCGCGCCACCCGCATGTCATGCAAATTGCGATCCACGTCCTCCAGTTCGTCCACCTTCGAGCGCAGCCGCTCGATCTCGGCGCGCAATAGCTTATTGTCCTCAATTAGGGCGTCGTTTTCCTCGCTCAACATCACGTTGGCGTATGCTCTGGCGTCGAGCCGCAACCGCTCGATCTCGTCGGCGGCCCGCGCCCGGTAGTCGTCCGGGTTGAATGACGCCTGCCGCAGCAAACGCACGATGTTGTCCGTCATCGCATCCTCACTCAGCGCCCAAGAGCGCCTCTACGCCGCCCTATGCGGCAATTTCCGTTTCCGTTGACGCCCACATTGACGCCCCAGCAAGCCTTTGAGGCCGATCACCGGAGAGTGAGGTAGCAAAATTTTCTCAATCATTGTAACGCTCCGGGGCGTCATGGGGCGTCATGTTGTTCACGCCGTGTCTCTCCCGCGGTGCTTGACCCTCAACCGCATCACCTTCGCGGTCTTCTCCTCGCCGGCCCGGCTGTACCGCTGGGTCATGGAGATGTCCGAATGGGTGGCCGCGTGCCGGACGTGCTCCAGCTCGGCCCCGGCGTCGGTCGCCTCGCTGATCGCGCCGGCCCTGCTGTCCATGTTGAAGACGTGGGCGGGGACGCCGGCAAGTTTGGCGATCTTCCGCCACTCGTACCGGAACTCATGGGCGTCGTAGGGGCGGGCGCGTGTCTCGGAGACGATCACCGGCCCGCTGCTGGGCATCTCGATCCGGCCCATCTCCTCCATGACCATCGGGGCCAGCTTCAGGTCGATCACCACCTCCTTGCCCTTCTTGGAGGTGACATGGCGCAGGATGAGGTTTCCGTCGATCTGGCTCCACCGGATGCCACGGAGCCATTTGCGGCCGCCGACGATCACCTCTGAGGCTCCAGGCTCGGACAGGGGCACCCACTCCCCGATCACGTCCTTCTGGCGCAACATGCACTCGAATTGAATCGCCTGGGCGAGGGCGAGGCTGTGGATGCCTTTCTCGTGCGCCTTGGCCCGGATGGCGTCAGCCTGGGCAGCCGTCAACCGCTCGGAGCGGGGAGGGGCCATCTTGAATTTCATGTTGCCGAGGATCGCCTGAACCCGCTGGCATTCCGTGTCCTCGAGGAACGTCGAGCCGAAGCCGATAATGGTCCGCAGCATTCGGATCAGGGCGTGAGCCATGGCCACCCGCCCGCCAGAACCCCACGCCTCGTGCCAGCGCAGCAGCGTGCGGGCCTTCAACTCCCGCACCTCCTCGTGGCCGTAGTCCTTCACCAGCCGCCCGATCAGGTGGTCATAGTTCAGGCGCGTCTTGTACCGCTTCTTGCTGTATGCGCTGTCCGGGTCGGATCGGTAGCAGGCGGCCAGGGTCTTGAGCGTGCCGTCAAAGGTGGCGGAAACCACTGGCAAGCCGCCGCGACCCCACACCAACATTTCGGCTTGCAGGGCATTGCAGCGGTCGGAAATCCAAGCACGGTCGGTGTCGGTCAATTCGGCACCCGCCCATAGACGTTGCGGGGTCGCCGGGTATCCTCGCCGCACTAGGTCCGTCCGAGGCCTCCAGCGGGCTTCCCAGCCGCTCGCGCGCTCGCGCCACGTCAGTCCAGGGGCATTATCGACCTTTGGATGCATCGGTCCCTCCTACGCCGTTCATCCGGTCAAGATACGCCTTCACGGCCGGCCAGTAACGCCGTCCTCCCCACAATTCTTGTTTCCTGGGGAAACCGTTTTTTGCTTCGAGCTCCCGGATCACCACGCGCGCTGTCTTCTCCGGGACACCTAGTCGCCGGATAAGTTCAGCATCGGTGATGTAGAGGGCGTCATTCATCTCTTTGATCGGGCTTGAGTGTGGACCCAAGCGCGACATTGCGTGCGGTGTCGCGGATCAGTTCCAACTGCTGGCGAAGCTCATTGTCGTCGAATGTCAAGCGGGCGGCATCGGCCATGCCCGCAATGATCTTGAGGCTCCCGATTAGTCGCGTGTTTTCGATCATCGTCTCACACCAATATTTGAGCGCCTTTCGCAGAGTTTTCTCAACCTGCTGAATTTGTCCCTCAAGCTCGGCCTGCAATTCGGGCGTCATTCGCGCTCCGTAGGGTTGAGCGCGGGAGCAAAGGTGATCCTGATCCCGTCGTCCCGCGTCCACTCGTGTTCGCCCTGATGCCCATCCCACAACATGCAGGTTGTCGAGCAGCCGTCCGGCTCCGGTGGTCCGCACTCCCAGCAGTGCGCCCGTCTCCTGTCGTAGACCAGTCGTCTCTGCTGCATGGAGCATCCGCCCTCAAGGCTTTAGAGCGCGGCTGGCCAGAAATCCGATCAGGCCACAGAGCGCCCCCCACACCAGAAAGATGAAGACGATTTCCATCATTTTCAGTGCGACTTTATACCGAGAAATTTCATGACCTCGGCGATCTTCTCTGCACCTTCGCGCTCGATTATCTCTCTGTGCTCGGTTGCGGCCCGCGTCAGGGCTTCGTCAGGGTCCACGCCGTTGTGAATGTGGGTCATCATGCGATGGATAAGCTCGCGGCGGTGCTCGTTGCGGGTGCGCGTTCCGTCAGGGTTTGGCATCTGGTTTGCTCTCTTTAGAGGTATGCGCGGGCTCACCAAGCCAACGCTGCATAATTTCCCAAGCCTTCTCGGCGTCCCTCAACCATGCATCGCGCACAATCTGATCAGGCGAGCGCGCGGCCATTTCCTGGCACCGTTCCCAAGCCAGAACGGCGGTCAGGGCATTTGCATCGGACGGGCGTTTCACGGCGCTTTTCCCCAAAGAGCGCGGCGTGCGATGTCCGCGCCGTCCCACGCCGTCAGCCCGTCGTCACTATCGGCCTCGGTTACGATCTGGCGCAGCGCGGCCCTCATCCGCTCGATCTCGGCGTGCAGGCTCTTGAGATAGTGCGGATCCTCAAGCTCGGCGATGCGCTCGCGCAGCCGCTCAATCTCCGCATCTCGCTCTGCTATTGTTGTGCGGTGCCATTCGTCGGCCCGGCGCAGCCGCTCGATCTCGTCGGCGGCCTCGCCCAAGAATGGCGGGCACGTCATTCCCGGCACCTCACGCCACCCGCGCAGCCGCTCCGTGATGTCAGTCATTGTCGCGCTCTCCATCAGTCATCGCGGTTGCCCGTGCTCCTGCTCGGCGATGGAGGCGACAGCATCCATATCCGCCTCTGCTTCCCTGGGTTTTTCCAGGCGCAACGTCAGTTCGTCGATCTCGTCTTTCCAGCCAGTCAGTTGCTTGACCAATTCATTGGTTGTCGCCTCGATCTCATTGCGTCGACTCTGTCCCAATCTTTCAAGACTGGCTAATCGCTGCCTGCAGTCAGTCATCAGGTCGTCGATTGCTTTCATCTTTAGCTCGGCGAAAGACCTGATCTGCTCGATAAGTGGAGGCTGCTGCTGCTTGCGCACGGTCGGCGGCGCAAACGGCATCAAATTGGCTGCCTGACCAAATTGGCTGCCGCCCTCTAGCTCCCGCGCCAGTCCCTTCATATCCGGAATGAACTTGCTCATGTCCCTGTCTCCGCTAGTTTCTGCTCTGGGATGCCCATCAACTCCGACAGATATTGCAGGACCTTGGTTTTGCTTTCCTGGAACTCTGCTCGGTTCATGCCGGTCATGGATTGCGACTTGGCCACGGCGTCATGCACGACGTTGTCGCGGATCCAGACCACGGCGTAAGTATCGCGGCGGCGGATGTGTGCCGCGATGCGCTCGGCCTCCGCGCGCGACTTGCATGGCGTAGTTGTGATGTGGCAGAAGCCGGTCTTGATCAGCGCCCATTTGCGCAGGTGATCAGGACTCGGCCACTCTCCATCGTACTGTTCCGGCAAGCTGGCCCACCGATCGGTGATTTCGGCGAAATACCCCCGGTGCGAGGCCATGCTGCGGTCGTAGGCTTCCGCCAGCCGATACAGCCGGCCGGTTGTGTGCTCGGCCTCGACCAGCTTGCGATGCTGCCGGACTGGCTCAAAATTCTCGCCGTCCCATATGGCCAGGAACGGAGTCATGCCGCCCGCCCATACTTGATCTCGAGCTCGGCGATCTTGTCGGCCAGCTCTTTGAGGAACTGGATGCAGTGCTTTTCGAGCACGCCAATGATGGCGTCGTCACGATTTACCCGCAGCACATAGAGCTGCATCCGCGGCGGCATGCGCGGATCGAACGACACCCAGTCGCACCATCTGCGTCCTGTTACCGCCATGCCCCATTGCACCTGCTTGAAATAGCGCTCGGGGAACGTCTCGCCCAGCAGGGTGTCGAGATGCGTCGACGTCAGCGGGCACTTGATCTCGACCTGACCGTCGTCGTCGATCAGGCCGTCTGGGCTGGTTCCCGACATGGGAATGCGCGGGTGCTCGATGAACCCGACGTCCTGGATGATGCAAAAATTGTGGGCCATATAGGCGGCCTTGGCGTCCGCCTCCTGATCGATGCCCCACTGCATTTCGGGAGTGACATGGTTTTTCATCGGCACGCCGGTCAGCCGCTCGGCGATCAGCTCGCCCATGTAGCGCTCGCGCGAGGCGCCCCATCCGCCGCCGCGCAGCATGGCGGTGGCGTCGGCCACCCGGCTGCCGGTCCATTTGCCCAGCCGGGCCGCATACCACTCAGGACTGCGCTGCTCCATCGCCGCTCTCACGTCTAGATTGGATCCATTTCAGCGCGGCCTCATAACGATCGGCGCGCAGCTCGGATAAATCGGAGATCGAGCCACGCTGCAGGAATTCCTCTGTGGCGACGTCGGCAATCTCCAGCGCCGTCTTGAGGGTTTCCACTTGAGCCGGCGTGATCAGCAGGCTTGCCGGTTCAGGTGGCTTGCTGTTGTGGCTTTGCGCATCGTCGTCGACCGCGGCGGCAAGCCCGAGTGCTGCCTTGAGCGTATAGCGCTGCAAGTAGGTGACGATCGACCCTATGGCCTGCACCGAGTTCTTGGCGCCGGATGTGTCCGGATTGTCGCTAAGGGTGTTCTCCTCGCTGTGACCGTCCCGGTGGCTTACAATGCAGGTTACCGATACGCGCTCGCCGGGTGGTGAGGCCGTGCGGAATCGATAGGACAGGCCATGCTCGGCCAGTGGCTCGTCGATCGCCCGGGCGATGTCGGCCAGATCCTCGTAGCTGTAGCCGGTGCGACCGCCGGTGCGGTTGGGATATTCGACTTGCCGTGATTTCCGGATAATCGGGAATTTGGCTTTGGCGTCGGCCAGCGCATTGTCGAATGCCCGCTTGGCCTGATTGCGCTCCCAGCGTTCCTGGAGCCCCATCAGCTTTTCGAGCACATCGATCGAGGCGCCGGTTGCAATAGCGCGGTCGAGCATGTCCATTGGCGTAATGGCTGCCAAGCGTAACGCTACCGGTGACGACACGATTGCCGGCTCGGTCATATGACGAGACCCCGGATGATGGCCGCCCATACGATCAGCGTGGCCACAAACAGCGCCAGCGCAGACAGGGCAGCGAGTTCAATGGCGATGTCGCGGATCATCATTCGTCCTTCGGCCATGGCGGCATCTGCTCGCGTGCCTGGATCAGCCGGGCCACTTGGTTCTCGACGAAAACCGTGTGCTCGAAATCTGCCGGGTGATGGGTGAACGGGGCGCCGCGCTCCAGGGCGAACCGCAGTGCGGACCTCATGGTGAGCAGATCGCCAAGCCTGAGCACGGCGCCCCATCCCTCTCAGTAGCAGACGCAGTTGGTGATGCCGGCGACCGTGGTGCAGCTCACGTACTGGCATTTCTGGGCGATCGCGGTGGTGCCTGCTGCGGCGAGCAGCAGCAGGGCGACAAGCAGCATTCTCATGACGGTGGTTCTCCCTCTGTTGGGGTGGTCGGCTGATGCCGGAGACCGGCCGGCGGGGATCGTCGGGGAATTCGGCAGTGTTGCCGGGCATGCTGCGCCAGCGCGGGCGCCACATGCGCCGCGAGCGGGTGGCCCAGCAGCGGTCGGCGTCCAGGCGGTCTCGGCGCGCAGGCATTTAATACTCCCCTTAATAGGGGAGTTATATTAGAACAAACTGTCCTAATGTCAAGGACTATATGTCCACTTAAATCATGCGGCGTGGTCGTGCCGCAGCTTGCGTGGTCGCCCGCGTTTTCTGACAGGCGATTCGGCTGCAATCGGGCCTGGACCCTCGCCAGTCAGCAGCCATTCGATCGATACGCCGGTGGCAGCGCAGAATTTGGGGATGTAGCGGTGCGGCAGCGGGGTACGGCTTTCGTACCACTTATAAGTACCTTGTTCGATATCCAGAATTGTCAACATCGGCCGCTGGGTGGGGAACCTTGCCATGCGGGCAGTCCGCACCCGATTGATAAATGCCAGCTTTTGCTCACTCTCGGACAACTTGTCAGCCATGGCGGTACTAATGCCATGCTGCGAAGCGTTGTCATGGGACACTTTGCTCTTGAATACAAGAACTTTTTGTCCTAATTTAATCAGCATGAGGTCGTTCCGTCAGATTGTGGATCTGTGGCCCAGTCCGACCGCCATGGCGCTGGACGTAGGGGCACCGGTGGAGTCAGTGCGCAAGTGGCGTCAGCGTGATCGTATCCCGGCCCAATATTGGGAGGCGGTAGCCCGTTCCCCGCCGGCGGAATCGGCCGCGGTCACATCGTCGCTGATGGCCCGGCTGCTGGCCGCGCGGCCGCGGCGGCGGCGTTCCGCGCAGATGTGATGGATAAAATCAGTGACTGCGCAGTTGCATCTCCGAGGCAAGCGCCAGCGCACCAAGCTGCTGCCGCCGCTCGAGTTCCGCACGCAGTGCGCGGTGGCGGACGTGCTGCGGCGGTGGGCGGCGCCCAACTGGGCGTGGACCCATATCGGGCATGGCGAGCAGCGCTCGCCGGTGACCGGGGCGCGGCTTAAGCGGATGGGGGTGCAGCCTGGCTGGCCGGATTTCATCTTGCTGCCGCCGCGCTATGGGCAGAATCCGCGCGCGCATTTTCTTGAGCTCAAGCGCCAGGGCGGGCAACTGAGCGAGGCGCAGGCGGGCTTTCAATTGTGGTGCTCGCTCAACGGCTATCGGTTTGCGATTGCGCATGATCTCAAGGGCGCGTTCGCGATTCTGTTGAGCTGGGGTGCGGTGCGCAGCGGGATCGAAATGCAATGAAGCGCGTCTACAGCGAGGCTTTCGAGCAGTTCTGGCGGGAGTATCCGCGCGCCAAGGCCGGCATGTCCAAGCCGGACGCCTTCCGGGCCTGGAGCAAGTTGACCGCGGCCGATCGGGCGGCGGCGCTGGCGACGTTGCCGGCGCAGGCGTGCGCGTGGAGCGGGCGCGACGATCATTACCGCAAGCATGCGCAGGGCTGGCTCAACGGCCGGTTCTGGGAGGGCTTTGCGCCGGTAGCCGGCAACGGCAACGGCGCGGCGCCGGGGTATTACGCGCGATTTGGTTCGAAGGAGCTGGAGGCATGGGACGCCTACGGGAAGCGCACGAGGGGCATGGATTACCCGAGGGACAAGCGGGGCGGGTGGAGGTTTCCAACTCGGTGGCCGCCCGGCGAGCTTCTGTGAGGCCGCCCGATCCGGGCAATTGTCTGGTGCCGTTCGATGCGCCGCAATATGCGGCGATCAGGGAGCGGTGCGAGCGCGAGTCGCGGTTCTGGCGCGAGGACGAGCGCGGGCTATGGGTGCCGTTCAAGTGGGTGCAGGATGCCGATCCGCGCACGCGCATGGGCGACCGGCGCTAGGACTGATTGGCCTTGACTGAAATGGGCGATGCGGAGCATTGTGCGGCGCTTGGTCGGCTGGCCGACCTGGTGTTCATTGCTCGCTGTACTGCGCTGGGGATTGACCCTGCGCGTGCGGTTACCGCCCCCATCATTGCGATTGTGATTGCCGAGGAAGAATTCAAGGTCCGGGTAAATCGGGCGATCGAGGGTTGGCAGCGTCGGGAGGGTTGGGTTGCTGGAGGGTCCACCCCGCAACGGTCATTCACCGGCGGTACGGACTGAATTATTGATGGCGGTGCGCGAGATCATCCGCCAGGCGATTCTGACCATGGGGGCGTTGAGCGATCCGGATGCGCGCTATCGGGGCTGGGCGCGGCAATCGATGCACATCGTGCATGACGTGCGCGAGGCCTATGGCTGGGCGCCGGCGGCGGTGCGGCGGTTTCGGCCGAGCGCGCGCGATGTGAGCCAGTCCGAGCTGGTGGAGCCGTGGCTGGCGTGGCTCAAGCGCGAGCATGGGGGGCAGGCCTGGCGGCGGCTGCTGGCGTGGGCGATGGGGGCGCCGTTGTGGGCGATCGGGCAGCGTGAGCGCTGCTCGGATCGCACAGTCATGAACCGGATCGATCAGTCGGTGCGCGCGATTGTCCTGGAATTTGCAGGCGTGGATGTCCCGGTGGAATATCTCACTGAGCCCTTGAATGGTTGCGTATATGCGTTCATCATGGAGCCCGTGCATGCGTCGGCGGCCGGTGGTGAGATTCGGCACATGCGGATTTACATTGGCGGGCGTGGCGTGTGGCGTGCGGGCAGGTGGTTGCGCAACGAGCGCAACGAGCACTTGCAGAAGGTGGGGCGAGGTTGCCCGGCGAGCGCCGATTGAGCAGAAGCCCCAAAAGAAAACGGCCCCAGAGGGGCCGTTCCTGTAGTTTGTAGTAGCTAGGCGTCGGGACCATACCCCCGTTCCGGGCGAATGTCCATCCCCATGGCTCGCCCACAGGCAAGGCACTAATGGTAACTTTCCACAGCACCCTCTGCGCCGGGGATATAGGGCAGACCAGCGGACTGACCCCCCGATAAAAGGGTACCTTGCTGATAGACGCCAGGGGCATCCATCACCGCATTGGTACCGGCCGACTGGTACCAGATGTTGCGGGGGGCGGGCTATTTGACTGGTAAAATTAACTAGGCCGGCTTTTCCTATTTGACAGTTGAGCTACTTTCGTCAAATCTGGCTGTGGTGCTGCTTTGCTGGTGAATTCCGGCTGTCCTGCTGTCGAGGCCGCACGAAAGTCTTGTTCCGGCAGGCTCGGAAGCGGCCCCGTTCCCTTTAGGACAGTTGCCCCCCAATGCGCTCTACTGCTGGGGGCGGGGCCGTGCGTCAAAAACGTAGAGCGGGCCTCAGGCCGTGCCTGAAGCCCGCTCGACGGACGCTACGCAACTGTACAACCACGGACCAACCGTCCGGCATGCGTAGGAATACCGTTGTCCTGGATTATTGGCAACAGAATGTCCTAGGCATTCAGCCCATGCGTCCGGTTCTGGGATTGCGGCTCCAGGTCTTCCGGTTTTGGGTCTTCCGGTTTTGGGTCTTCCGGTTTTGCCAGCAGCTCGACGTCGGCTGCGGATAGCTGCAGGGCATGCATCAGGCCTAGCAGCAGGATGACTGCCCGGGGGACGTCCCGCCGTCCGGTCGCCCAACGGTTGACGGTAGTGACGTCGACCTGGAGCAGGCGGGCAAGGCCGGCTTGCGGCAGGGCGAGTGCCTGCAGGGTATCGGTCAGATTCATGCGCGCTCCATGTGTCAAGACGGGTGTGGACGCTCTGTGCATTGTGCCATAGATTGCGGACAGCGGAATGCCGGCCGTGACTGCGGCCGGCATGACCCGTGCGGGACGGGGCGCCGTGCCCTAGCTGGGGCGCCCCGTTCTTGCGTTTCAGCGTCTGAGCAGGCCTTGCTCGGCGACGTCGTGGTTACGGATGATTTCCGGGCCGCGCCACCATGCCACGAACGCCTTGAGCGCATGGATGGGGGTGACGATCGCCCAGTAGTACAGGGCGAGCAGCTCAGGGCGGAGCGCGTCCGGGTGTGCCAGCCAGGCGGCGAGCGTGCTCATGACGTGGCCTCCCGTTGCCATGACGGCAGCCAGTCAGCGCCGTGCTTGGCCTGCATGATGGCCAGATAGGCGTTGAAATTGGGCGTGGCGGGTTTCCATGCGGCCATGCGCCCGCCTTTGTATTTCATCTTGTAGGCCGGATCATAGGAGGGCGAGAACGGCTTGCCCACGGCATTGAGGGCGGGCGCCGCGGCCTTGGCGGCCTTGGGCTTGCGCGGCTTGGCCTTTGAGGCCTCCCGCATGCTCAATTGCCAAGCGTAATAACCCTGCTTTTCGATCGGTCCGAGCACAAGGTGATCGTTTGCCTCGAGATGCTTGATGGCGAGCGCGATCAAGTCATCGCCGCCGATATTGAGCGCGCTCATGACTGCCCCCCCAGGCCATAGAGGCATGGACGGGCGCGGTAGGTATTGCCTTCGGCGTCCCAGTACAGATCACCGGCCTCGAGCAGGCGGGCGACCATGGCATCGACGGCTATGCGGGTGGCATCGTCGACCTGGGGCGCCGGCGGCTTGCTGGCGGCCGCCGGGGCGGGTGCCACTGCGGCCGGCATTGCGGGCTTTGCCTTGGGCACATCGCCGCCTGATCCCATCTTGACGGGCTTGGGCGGGGCGGGTGGCTTGACGGGCGGTCCGTCTAGCATGGAGACGGGTGCAAGCACCCTGTTGTCCGGCTTGGTGGCCAAGGCATCGAGGAACATGTCGCGCATGGTGGTTTTCCCTAGCTGGTAGTGGACTCATCAGCACCGGCTTGACCGGCGGACCGGGACGGGCACCTTAGCCCGCCCCGGTTTCGTCCTGGGCTAGGACGCCAGGGCGGGCACCCGGTCGCGGATCAGGGGCAGCAATAATCCCATCGCCTGTGCCTTGAGCTGCGAGCCGGATCCGAATTGGGCGGAAGCAAAGCGGGCGGCCTCGATGGTCTGGTCGCCGTTGCGGGCGGACCGGTCATGGTCGACGTAGCGGGTGATGGCCTGGAGTGCGCCCCAGGCGGTCTCGCCGGTGCCTTCGCCCTGCGATGTGACATAGGCGCGGGCGATTTCCAGGTACTGGTTCTGCTTGCGGGTGGTGATGTCATCGTGCTTGGCGGTCCGCTCGATGCCGAGACAGTCCTTGAAGAAATCGGCGACCTGCTCGCGGCTAAGCTCGACCTGGGCGAGCGCGTCACCCATGGCCTTGTAGATCTCAAAGCCTTTGGCGACCGCGGCCAGTTCCTTGGCAACCTTGCCCGGATTGAACTTGGTCGAGTGCCGGGTACGGATGACCGCGCGCTTGTCGTACTGGGCGGCATTAAGCGTATTGTTGCAGACTACCCGGGTGACCGTGGCCTGATTGATGGTACTGCCACTGCCGTCGAAGGTAGTGGACATCAGCAGGCGGGCGGCATGGGTATCGCCGGCGACGGTCATGGGGCCATTGAACTTGGCGGTAGCCCAGATGATCTCGCCTTGGTGCAGCGAGCCGGCAACGTCGAGCTCGAAGCGATCGTCGACCGCGATATAGCGTTCGAACCATGCCAGCACGTCCTTGGGCTGGACGTTTTCGTATCGGTCGCTGCAATATCCCAGCACGTGGCCGGTATCGGATCGCACGTTGAAGAACCGGTCCGGCACCTCGATCACGCCATGCCCGATGGTCTCGCCGTTGGCAAAGGCCGGCACTTTAACTGCCTGCCAGTCCAGGCCGGCGGCAGCGGCCCATTGGTCGATCGACTGGCCTTGCTCCACTTCCTGGCCGAGCCGGTGCCAGACGTCGTTGCGTGATCCAAGGAAGGCGATATTGTCGCGTCCGTTGGAGGTATCGATATTGTGTGCCATGATGTGTTTCCCTAGCTGAGGACAATTTGTCCTGACGGAATACACATAGGCACAACGCCTAGGCCTGTCAAGCCCCATAACATAATTATTCCCGGAGACCCCCATGCCCCTCAAACGCGGCAAATCACCCAGGACAATCAGTCAAAATATCCGCACTGAGATCAAGCACGGCAAACCACGCCGTCAAGCAATCGCCATCGCTATGAGCGTGGCAGGAAAAGCCAAGCGTAAAGCTAAATGAACCGTGACATAATTGCCACAATGCGCAACCAGAATTCAATAACCGAAACAACACAGTAGTAAAGCGTATGCCAGGCGCTACCAGAGGACCGTGGAAAGACAAGCCTTTTCGCGAAGCACTCAGAATGGAAATCGCCGCAGCACTCAACGGCACTAACGGCCCGAAACGTAACATCCTGCGAGATATAGCCTGCCAGCTCCTCGACCAGGCCGCCCAGGGCAACCTGACCGCCATCAACGAGGTGGCCGACCGGCTCGATGGCAAGCCAGGCCAGCAGATAACCGCTCAGAACGAGTTGAGACTGCAGCTGGAGCGCATCGAGCGGGTAGTGATCGATCCGATGCCTCAAACATCTCAGATCGAAGGTACGGCAGTACCGATAGAGCCTAAGGTCAACTAGTCTCGCTCATTGCCCATGAGCGCGAGTTAGCAGCTAAGCCACTGATATCGCTACGTTGTGGTCGCTGTCCTGTCCGGTCTGGCGGCTAGGGCAAGACCAGCCAGGGCAGACTGAGCGAGGGGGAGGGGGGGGTAGGTTTTCACCCCCCGGGCACCCCGGTTTTTCTGGTTCCATCGGCGAGGGTACTTGGGTCCCATCCCCCCGTCTGTGGGGTAAGCCGATGGATGGGACCCGGTTCTGAGTGGGACCCCGTTGGTGTCTGCTGAGAGGGTCCCCTTATGTTTTCTGGTGCCTATGGGTTACGGTAGGGGGTGGTGAGTGATATTTTCCGGTGATTTACGGTGGCGTCTGGGCTTGTCTGCTAAGGTGCTGATTAAATGGAGGAATTGTCCTAATATTTAGGTTGACAGCTACTAGTGGGTTTTTAGGCAGGAAGTGCCTGTGCTGCAGGGGTTTTTTGCATTGGTTCAAAAAAATATTCCAGAAAGATTATTGGGGTCTGGCATAGTTACTATTCCATTTGGTTATGGAGCGGGAGGAGGAGTGTGATGGCCAAGAAAGCCAGGCGTGGCGGCGTGAGCTACGACGATTCCGACGAGGACGAGGAGGGCTGGGTGGAGGATACGGCGGTGGCAGCATCAGGGGCCAAAGCGGCAGGCGAAAGGGCGTCCCCGCCCGTCTCAGCAGCAATCGAAGGGGCGACCTACAAGTCGGCCATCATCAACACCTCGGAGGCGTTTCCGGAGTCGGAGTCGCACTATCCGCAGGTCGAGGTGACCCATGAGAAATGCGAGGCGGCTTCCCCGAGCGCCGAGCAGATGGAGCGGTTTTTGAAGAACCGCGGGCTGTGGCACGAGCTGCACGTGTACTGCGTGCAGGCCGACGAGGTCGCGCGGCAGGACGCGGTGCGCAAGGCGGCCCGAACCGGTACTGAGGCGGCGTGATGGCCAGTGAACCAAAGGCGCCGCCGGATATTCCGCCCGGGCAGTCCGATTCGCCCAATGCAGCGCAGATGGAGCACTATCTGCGCAACATGAACCACTGGAATACGTTTCTGACGACCCTGGAGTATTATCAGCGGACCGGTCCGTCCGTTCAGCCGGTGGAGGCCAAAGGTGGCAAAGGGCAAGAGTAGCGGCAAGCCGCCGGCAACACCGGTCGCCACCCAGGCCTGGGTGCGCAACTACGTGATGGGCTACGATCGCGGCAAGGCGGCCGCGCGCGCCGACCGGATGGGCGGTGTGCCGCGCCCTCGCATGGGGACGGCAATGGGGCGCCCCAAACCCCCGGCACGTCCCAGGTAACCAAGCTTCGCGAGCAATTCGAGCGCTGCTGGCCGTGGCTCGAGGCGTCGATCGAGCGCTACGGCCACACCCACGAGCGCGCGCATGTGTGGGAGCTGATCGCGAGCGGGCGGGCGTACTTTTTCCCGCTGCCCAATGCCGCGGTCATCCTCGAGATCAATCGCGCGCGCACGCAATTGCGATCCTGCCACTGGTGGCTGGCGGGCGGTGATCTCGACGAGATCGTCGCGTTCCAGCCACAGGTCGAGGCGTTCGCACGCGCACACGGCTGCACGCGCATCACCATCAGCGGCCGGCGCGGCTGGCTCAAGGCCTTCACCGGCTTTCGTGAGGACGGCATTCGCATGAGCAAGGAATTGTGATGCAGCGCTTTGACCCGTTGGGCGCGCTCGGCTTCATGCCAGCGGAAATCCAATGGGTGCCGCTGCGCTGCTGCGGAGGCGACGGGAACGGTGACGGTGGCTACGGGGGTGATGGCGGTGACGGGGGCTAC